CGTTAATCGCAATACGCGTAAGCAGCATAATTCGCTTCTTCAACAAGTAACCTTCGTCAGTGAGCATTTCGTCCAAGGAACTGTAGTGCTTGTAATCGAACATATTCGTATCCGAAAAAGAAGCCCGCTGGTTAGGCGGGCTATGGGGAAGACTATGGGAGTAACGACTATGGAAGAATCAGATCGGCGTAGTTGGCCTTGACCTTCTTGCCGTCACGTTCGAGGGTTACGGTGCCAGCATCGTCGTCTGCAGCGATGACTTTGAAGGTCAGGGCTTTGGGAGACTTCGCTGGCTTGTAATCGACATCAAAGCCAATCCAGTCAGACGGAGCGAATTCTGCTTCAGCAGCATCTGCAGTATCGTCTGCTTCTTCGGCTGCAGCTTCTTCAAGTTCTTCTGACCATTCATCTGTGGTGTCGTCTACGTCTGCTGAGTCGCCTTCCGTATCTTCTGGAGAAGAATAGTCTTGGTCGTCGACATCGGCAGCCATGCCTACAATATCGAAATAATTCCGGGTTTTGTCTCTAGACTTGGTAACTCGGATCGTGAACTGGGAACCTTTGAGTTTTACCAGCTTACCGTCAATATCAGGTACCTCTAAGTCTTTAGTTGGTACCCCCAGTTTCTGAATATTGACCATCAGACGTTCCAAGCCTTGTTCTGCAGTCTGTTTGTCTTTAACGTCACTCAAGTTGTCAAAGACTCCTACAGTATGATTGGCATAGGCTTCTTGACCGTTGATACTGCCGTCAATACAGAACTCCAGAATATGGTAAACGTTGCTGTCTTTGGTAATGATCTTTGAGCCTTTGAACTTACAGATGTACTCTCCTGCAGGACCGTTGAAATCCTGTATCGGAGTTGCTTGTTTTGCCTTATCCATATGCTTTCTTAATCGAGCATTGGACTTCATGAGTGCTGCGAGGGAGGTTACTTCTTGGGCCATTTGAGGTTCTTTCTTGTAATGGAGATGGAACAAATTGACACTGACTTTACATACCTAACGCTTCTTTGAGTTTACTCCATGTTTCCTTAGCTGATTCTCCACAGTCGATCTCAGTCATCCCTTCCGGGGTACACCATGACTTAGCTGTGTAATAAGTCGTGGGTGACAATCCGATGAATCTACGCTCACCGACTGTGTTCTTTTTCTTGGTTTTCTGGTCGATAGAGACAAGGATCTCCTGACCCATGAAGAAGACACCGTGCAGATCCTTGGACGTGTACTTCCAGATGTTCTTATCAAGCTCTGGACGATACTGATCGTAGTCAGGACCATTTGGGTTGTTGACTGGTTTGAACGTCGAGTGAGCAATCAATACGACGTTGTAACCCTTGGCTACGATCTCCAGCATGGTCTTGAGAAGTTCTGAGGACCAGAATGCTTCAGCAGCTTTCGTGTAGCCAGCGTAGTAAGCTGTGAAGTCCTTGCTGTCCATATCGCTGTCAAACAGCATTGAAGCACAGTGCTGGTAGCAGATGTCCTGCAGACCAGAGGTGCTGTCGATGACCAGTGTCTGACGATCATGCTTGCCATCACGGAATCGCTGCATCGCTGTCATGCAACGCAGATATCCGGGATGACCACCAGCAGGGATCTCATCGTGAGGTGCCAGTGGCTCTAACTGGATGATAGGGATATCGGACGGCACAAGGTTTCGTTCCTTGTACAGATAGATGCCTTGTTCTCCACTCGTGGTAATAAACATCGGTGCTGGGAACTGAGCAGCCAGTGTTGTCTTGCCCATTCCGGGAGGACTGTAGAGCATCAGGAAGCGGCCATGCTGAGGCTTGGCTTCAATCAGGTCTTCAAAGATGTTCTGAGAAGAAGCAGTAATAGCAGGTCGGTTGGTTGGTGGTGCAGGCTGTCGTTTGATTGGACGGTGGGGTGTGCTCATCGGTATGATACTTTTGGTCTAAGGCCGAGGGTTGATCCAGTAAGACGGAAGTTGCGGAAGCGTTCCTGAGTGCCTTCCATAAAGGGGTTGTAGAGTCCGTAAGGTGTCGCCCAATGAAAGCGGTTGATCTCGTCCTTTCGGTTAGGGTGTGTCATGTAGGTGTACCAGTCTAAGAACGCTTCGAGCATCGGGTACAGGCACCCGTGCATGAATCTTTCGTATCGTTCTTCGTCAGGTCTGATCCAATATCTGAAGAAGTGGTAATCACGATCCGTGTCAATTGCTTCTGCAAGTCGCAACCTGAACTCTTCTCGGGTTTCCTTGGACTTCTGTCTCGGTCCCCTGTAGCCGAAGCCACCGGGACGCCTGATGTGCTGGTACCAGATCCTTTCTGGAAGATAACCGTACGAAGCCTTGTAGAGAAGCTGGTACATGTTGACTTGAAGATTACGATCAATTTCGCGAGCAATGTCATCTTCACTCCATTCTCCACGGCATTTGTTTTCCATGATGACTGCGTCACCTTCACCGTCGATAAACCCGTTGAGCAGGAGTGATCGACCTGACGGTAACGTGAGTTGGATCTTGTGCTGGCATTCTGACTTGTCTACGTGGAACAGATCCAAGTCAGCACCATACAATGAGATCCACGTTGTGACCTGATGTTGGGCAAGACCAGCCCACCAACTAATTTCATCATGATCGTCGTACTTCGCAGTCTGCTTCTCGAATTCAGTTTGGATGAACTTGGCAGCACCACGAGGTTGACGGGTCTTGATGTACCCTTCGATGCCTGCTTGGATCAGGCTACCGTAACACATGTTCTTGTTCCAAGGTTCTACCGCTTCAAGGTCTCTGAGGTAAGAGACTTCAAAGGCTACTCGATCGACCAGCCACATCTCAAGTGCTGACAGGCTTAGGCCGTTGACTGCTGGGGACCAGATCATTCGACAGGGGGTGTGCATTTAACGCCTCAACTACTTTGTGTATATCCTTCAATGCGAATACAACTAACGAATTAGCACGATCACCAGCTTCGCCAATGACGCATACTGCGGTCTTGTTTTCAACTTTTGCCTTATCTCTTTCTTCGGTTAACAGGTCACGTAGTCCTTTATTATTTGCCTGTGAGTATTTGCAACTCAAGAATAACAACGGATGATGAGAGTCTGACCTAGTTACCTTACCGTTTCCTCCCGAAAGAGCAGTACGTTCTGTACCGAAGATGGCAGCAACGTATCTTTCGAAGTTTTTCCAAAGGGCTTTAGCCATAGCATCATCCTTAAAGTAATAGGAGCAGGAATACGTCGTTAACGACATTTCTGTTAGCGTTACCTGCGAGCAAAATGCCCCTACTGCATTGGCTACAGTAAGGCCGTCAACCTGCGACACAGAAACTTCATCATTGCAGGACTGCCGGGAAGATCAACTAAGCTGAGACTACTGCTGGCTTAGCTTTACGTTTTGGTCTTGGTCGTTTTTCTGTTTGGGCTGCGACCATTTCAGCAGCCTGCTCATTTGTAAACTCGTGAGCGGGGTCTTCTTCGCTGACCGAAGATACACTGGTTTCCACTGGTTGGCTTGACGCAGCTTTCGCAGCAGCAGCACGTTCGAAACAGAGAGTATGGTAACCATCAAACATAACAGGGAAGTCAGTATAACCATCACGTTCTTTCTTACTCAGGGAGATGTCGGAGACCTTCAGACCAGTACGACCTTCGAGGACTGCCTTAGCAGCCTTAACGAATGGTCCTACCCAGTCACGGTCACGGTCCTTACTGCCCTTCTCTGCGGTCAGTTTGTTCCAGTAACCTGCAAGTGCCCAAGCTGGGTCACCTTTGTCGTAACCTGATCCGACAGCCAACTGGTTCAGGAAGATGTCCATAGCGTCCTGTGTGTCGTCAGCGATGGAGACTTCAACAACAGTGTTGCCATCGTCATCAAAGCAATCATGTTCTTCAACGCAGGCAACGTACGTCAGAGCAGCCAGATAAGCAAGGCTCATCTTCAGCCCCTTGTTGCCTCCGTCAGCATCGTTGGCGTCCAGAACCATTGTAACGAAGTTGGCAAGTCCAGCATGGCGGTTTTGAATGAACGACATCATTTCTGAGATGAGGAACTTAGGTGCTGACGAGACAGTAGCACCACCTTCGATCAACCATACCAGACGTGCAGCACCAGCGAGAGTCTTGGTCCAAGTCTTACGCTTGCTGACTGTGGCGTTCCATGCTTCTGGAATGACAGAGTCTACCCATGGATCGCGGAACAGGACATCGCTGTGTGTGCGAGTCTTGCCGGTGTCCACAGTGTCGGCAGTGTCGTGAGGAACACCATAGATGATGACAGCGTCCCACTCAGTCTGAGCAGCAGGCCACACTTCATCCTTCTCGATGGCTTGCTGAGCGAGTACCAGACCCTGCAGGCGATGCTGACCAGAGATCAGGTGTTCTTCGCCTTCAGCGTCAACTGAGAAGATGATAGGCTCACCGTTGCACTTCCACTGACCACGAAGCATTTCGTTGGCGTAGAGGTTGGCAACACTGCGGGACATTGGGCGGTTGCTGTTGTTCAGATCCTTCAAGCAGGCCAAGGCAAATGCGGGTGTAATGCAAAGTACTTTGGTCTTGATCGGAGTCAGAGTCTTTTCAGCTTTGGAGAACAGGGTTTCAAGTTTCATAGGGGGTTCTTTCTTAGTGAGGGTTGTCGTTCGTTCGGGTGAAGTTTAGCCGTTAGACTGCGGGTGTCAACAGTGGAATAACAATTTTTGCAACATTCATCAGTTCGTCGCAGATTCGAGCTACATCATCACGTGTCATTGTTTCTGAGAGAGGAAGATAAATGATCTCGTGTTGAAGTCGCATGGCGTTGGTGATGCAGTCGGCAGTCCCATTGTCGAACTCAGCTTGCAGCTTCATCGACTTGAAACCATGACGAGCAGCGATGCCCTTTTCGTTGAGCCTCAGTACAAGTTCTCGTTGCTGGAAAAATAACATACCCTCAATGCGGAGTGGATAGACCCACGGAAACCTACAAACAGGCATTCTCCATTCGCGGGGTACTCCGTCGTCGTAGGCGTTGCCACGAAAGTGCTTTGTGGCGTTCGCTGATTGGAAAGTTCTGAGTGAAGGAAGAATCAGTTCGGCGTGAGCGTTGCTCATGCGAGCATTGACTCCACGAGGAACGTGAAAGTAATCGTGGTTGTCGTCAAAGCCAAGAGTACGAAGCTGCTTAGCCAGTCGTACGTTTTGAGGGTTCTTGAAAGCGATCATTCCGCCTTCTTCACCATGGATCGTTTTGTTCTTGTAGAATGACCAGCAAGCAGCAAACGAGGCAGGATGTGGCTTGGCACCATGAACTTCAGCCATGTCTTCAATGACCAATGGCTTGTCTGGTTTGCGGTGTAATGCAGCAACGTCACACAGACTGCCGTAGATGTGAACCGCCATGGCAATGTGCATCTGATCTGGAACCAAGTCCATGTTCATTTGCAGGTCATCATTGCAGTCTACAAAGTGAATGTCCAGATCAGCCATGGCAGCAGCACGAGCACAGGCTACCATCGTATATTCTGGGATAGCGATACTGGGTCTTACTTCACCAGTTACGTCATCAGTGATCTTGGTACGAGCAACTTCACAGGCAATGTGCAAGGCTGCTGTGCCACTGGATACGGCGACAGTATTAGGGTTACCGATGAACTCTCCAAACTCTTTCTCTAGTTGCTCGAAGGCTTGTGTCATTTTGTTTGCTCGTGTTTAGTGGGATCGAAGTCGTAATTGAAGTAAACTTTGTCAGCAGGCGTGTACGGTCCTTGTTTGATCTCAACAAACTGGACATCAGTGATGAAGTGAAATGCGTGACCACCAGAGTACTGTATGTAAACGTCTCCGCTACGTAAAGGCTTTGCTGCTACAAAATTACCATTTGTGTCAAAGATATCCACTACGATGTGACCTGAACGGACAATCAGTACTTCCTGAGTCCCCACAACTTGTTTCTGGACAGGAAGATGTTGATGAGCTTGGACGACTGTGCCAGCCTGACGATGAAGTACGCCAACCTGAATGGACTGGCTATCGTCTGTGACGAACTCAGTCTTCACCTTCTCGTTGCTGATGTAGAGGCTATGGAGATGGGTTGCCAGCAGTGTCAGTGAGTTGGGCACGTAGATGTTGTCAACTAGCATGTAACTTCTCCATCAGGGTATGGTGAGCTTGAGTGAACAGTACTCCATCCTGTGGATAGTACAGGTCTGGAAGTAACTTGAGCTTGAAGCCTAGTGCTGCGTAGAACACCTGAGCTTCGATCTTGTTGGCTCTTGTGAAGCCGTATATGACACAGGCTTTGTCTCGATCCACGGACAACAGCATGTCGTAGATCAGGGATGACCCGTAACCTTTACGACGTTCCAGTGTATCGAGGTGCAGAAGCTCTACGGTGCTGCCAGTACTGTAACGCCATACAAGATAACCTCTGTAGTCTTCGATGACGTGGAGTGTGCTGTACGGAGCTACATGTTCGTCAGGATCTAGCATTCCATTCACCGTTGCTGTTTTTGGTAAGGATGGTGGGTTTGTTTACTGCTCCATACTCGATAAGAATTATGTTCTTAGACATTCGCCTGACGTTGTCGAATGCGATAGTCCACGATGTGCTGTGACCGTTGTCGTGAAGCATTCCCTCCACTGACCGGAACACAGCATAATCAAAATGGTCTGCAGGGTAGTCTGCGTCTTCCAGTCGGCACTGCTTGAAGACAGCGTCTGGGTAACGCAACTTTGCGATACCGATCAAGTCTTCTGAGAGATCAAGTCCTGTGTATTGTACGTTAGTGAAATGTGGGACGACGTGGAGTATCTCGTACAATGCTCCGTAACCGCAGCCAGCATCAAGCAAGCGGCATGAGGCAGGCAAGATACCTCTCAATAATTTAGCTGTATCCTGCTGTATCGTGTTCCAGTTACGTATGTCGGTTCTGTAGATGATCTGGTGTAGTTCAAGACCACTGGCGACTACCTCCCATATACGTGTCCTCCAGAATTCCTGAGTGGTAACTCGTAGTGGCATTAAAAGCACTCCGGGATAAGTCCTGTGTAGAAGCTGACTTTAGCTCCTCGTGGTAAGTCCATCTTTGGCTCCCATGTCTCGAAGCATTGACGGCTCTCGCAGTACCATGACCGCTTACGATCCACTGCTTCTCCACGAGCTTCATAGTAACGGTTCTTGGCTGCTCTGGTCCTTAGCTGTGACGCAAAGCCCATGTGAACCATGTACGGCAGGCCGTCCTGAGTCATACGATTCAAACGCAAGTCTAAGGCAGTCTTACCGATGAATGGTGTGTTGTGGTTGCCGTAGTGTAGTCCTCGATACCATCGCCATACACGACAGTAAGGAATGTCCCAGAAGCCTCCAGAGACTTCGAAGTCGAACATTGGTGCCTGTCGATCCTGCAGGTACTGTGGGTACCATATCTCTCGATGGCGAAAAGCAAAGCCGTTGCCTAGTGTCTTCGGCAGCAGATGGTTGATGTCCGTCTGACACTCGAACGGGTAGAACTCGTCAGCATCCAGTACGATGAAGTAGTTTGGATGAAAGCCCATGTCGGTGATAGCGTTAAGGTAACGGTTACGGGCTTCACATTTACCCTGAGCCTTGTCTTTAGCTGAGCAGAAGCCGTGCTTGATGTGAGTAACACGAGAATCAGCCAGAGCAAGTTCTGACAGGAACTCTGTAGTGCCGTCTACACTCAGGCCCTCTGGTGAGACCATGTCAGGATTAGTTTCTGCGTAGATACGATCAGCAGACTCTACGAAGACCCACTTCTCAACTCCCGGCCAGTTCTTATGCTGCTCGTAGAGTTTAGGAAGCCATTCCATTTCATTGAGCACCAGAGTGCAGAGTGCGAGTTTCATAGTACAGACTCCAGTGCTTCGATGTAACGGTGCTTCAGCATTTCCCACGAGTTGGTAGTACGGTAGTTTTCACCTTCCAATGAGAACTTCTCGATGTCCTGATCTGCCCATTGGTCAATGCAAGCAGCAATGGCAACAGGATCGACTACTGACTCCTCGATCTTCAGATGACCTGACATAACCTGAGTGATGCGTCGTGAAGCAACAGGAATCAATGGTTCTTCTGGTAGCCACTGGTTAGTCGGGAACCTGTTAGTTGTCATCACCATCATGCCTGAAGCAAATGCTTCCTGTAACGGTAAGCTAAGCCCATTGTATTTTTCTGGTGCGACATAGACATCGTACACCGGATCGAATAGTTGGTGCCGAGGGACTTCACCAGCGATGATTGTCGGGACTACTGCAGTCTTAGGAAGATCGGCTTCCTTGAGCAGCTTGTAGATCCCTTCAGGTTTCTGACAACGAATAGTCAGGTCAATGTCTGACTGAACGTATGCTAATGCTCTGATCAGTTCCAGCGTGCCCTTGTGGTTACGAGAACCAATGTTGCCAGCATTATGCAGGAACCTACGTGCCTTGGTCCTGCGAGTCCACTGGATATGGTTTTCAACAGGAACAGGGATGTAGACACCATCAGGGAAGTACTGCTGGTCCAGTAATGATGGGTTAATGAACAGATCAAACTTGTGACGTGGATGTTCGAGAAACCATTCGTACATCGGGATGATGACAGTCTTGACTCCACGCTCATGGCAACGATTAGGAAAGTTCCAGTCGAATGGAGTCTCGAAGAACAGCATCACGTCGATGTCGTCTAGGAACCGTTCTACTTCTGGTCCAGCAATAGTTCTGCTGGTGATCTCCATTGTTCCTTCTGGGTACCACTCCATGTGTGAAGGAGTACCATGAGGATGACGGTACACCATAACGTCGGTGATAACGCCAGCGTCGTAGAAGGACTTAGCCAGATGACCGAGTCCCTGAGAAGTCGCATAGCACACGCATCCTACTCTCATGAGTTGCTCCTATATTTCTTAATCAGCATTTCCAGCAGGCTGACGATACATAGCTTGTCTTTAGGACCGATGGCGTCGAATAGTCGACGTGAGCTACCGTAGACCGTAGTACTTCTGTACGGCATAGTAGATTCTGTGACAGTAAAGCAGGTATCGGGTACTGCGTTGACAAGGAAGCAAGCGTTGCGGATCAACTGACGAATAGATGTCGTGTACGCATTGCAAACAACGTAATCGTTGGGTGTGCTCAACTGCATCAGGTCGTAGACGTGTTCCATGTAATCCTTGGCGTAACCGATCGTCACGTCCTGTCCCACATCAAACATTGCTACAGGTACGCCGGTTGCAGCAGCTTTGCAAATCTTATGCAACAGGTAGTTTCCATTACGCCTTGGTGAGTCGTGGTTGTAAAGGATTCCTGTGCAGATAAACATTCCATGGTTCTGTCGGTACATTCTGGCAAGATGATAGGCAGCGACCTTGGCACAGGCGTAAGGACTACGTGGGTTGAACGGAGTCTCTTCAGTCTGTGGGGCTGATGCATCACCGAACATCGTTGACGAACATGGAATGAATACACGAGCAGACGGACAGTGACGGCGTACGGATGCCAGCAAGTTGCTGACAGCTTTAACCGTAACGTCCACCTGATACGCTGGGTGCAGGAAGGACCAGTCTACGTTGTCCTGATCAGCTTCATGGTAAATCTGGTGAGGATCTACTTTACGAATGATCTCATCCAGACACAGAGCATCCGTAACGTCACCTTGGATCAGATGGAAGTTAGGATTGCCGATGTTGTGGCGTACGTTGTCGAACGGATCTTTCGATGAATGCCGATACACGCCATGGACTTCATAGCCTTTCTCCAGCAGGATGTCAGCAAGATAAGAACCGTCCTGGCCACAGACGCCAGTGATGAGAGCACGCATTAGAGAATCCTTAGTTCAGGGAGGGGGACGATAAACTTACCACCAGCTTTACGCCATGCCTCATCCTTTTCCCGTTCAAGGAATTCTGAGGTGAAAGCATAGGGCAGGACCAGCATGTAGTCTGGTCGCTGTTGGCGTACGATCGCTTCGGAGTAGATTTTGATGTCAGTACCGGCTGTGACTTTGCCCCACTTCTCAGGTGAGCGTTCAGCAGCGTACAGCACATCGTCGTAGTCTATCCCGTACCACTGAAGAAGGAAGTTACCTTTGGTCGATGCTCCGTAGACACAGACCATCTTACCGTCTTCATTGGCTTCGTTAATGGCATCCTGAACTTCGTCTCGGTTAGCCTCCATGCGTGTAATGAAATCTTCGAAGTCCTTGAGTATGTCGACTTCGTTAATGAATGCGTCTACGACTCGTGCCCCGGCTTCTGGAGAACGACCAGTAGGGTAGGAAGCATGACGGATGCTGATGCGGTACGATTCACCATTGACGGCATTGGTGGTAACGTCGTAGATCATCAGGTTATGGCGACGCAGCAGCACAGCGAGGCTGTGGAGCGTGTAGAACTCCAGATGCTCGTGAGCCATGTTGCCAATATCGTTGCAATTGATCATGTTCTTGAGGCACATAAGCTGTGCGACGAACACGCCTTCTGGATGAAGTACTTTAGCGATATCGGCTATGAAAGGGTTTGGATTATCTAAGTCATAGAACATACCGCAAGCAGTAATGATTTTGGCTTTGCCTGTAACGGCATTCGTGTAGGCATCGGCTGACCAGAAATCGTTGATCAGGATGTCCACTTTCTCTTGTGGCTCTGAAGCAAGATTCTTAGCAGGCTCAACGCCGACACGGCATAACCTGTCGGGATAGAAGCCAAGCAGTGTACCATCGTTGGAGCCAATGTCGAGTACTACGTCCCCCGTGCGTAACTCTACTTGAGACATTGCATCTCGCACAACATCGGCCAAGGCTGTACGCATCGTGGCTGTAACGCCAGATCGGTACCAATAGTGACCGGAGTACAGCAACTCCTGTGGTGCTGTGTGCGGGTTCTGGACCAGAGTACATTCTGGACAGTAGACTAGCTCAAGCGGACATTTCTCACCATCGTAGGCGTGTCCGGGGTCTACAAAGTTGCTGATGTACTGATCGCCAAAGTTATACAGAGGCGTGAGTTTATCGTGACCGCAAATGCGGCACGTCGTGCGGGTGGTGTAGGACATGTTCTCACTTGGGGGGCAAGAGACTTAGGGGGTTAAACTCTTCAATGTAACACTTACTGATTGGGTGCTTCTTGTTACCCATAGATGACTCTTCACCAGTGTGCTGCACCAATGAAGGGTAGTGGACATACTCAGTCCATCCGGCAGCATTCATGGATTCAACGATTGCACCGTCCAACGACTTGTGCCCTCGCATAGAATCTCTACGACGAGTAACCATGTGCGGTTGTGCAAGTAACGTCTCAACTGCTGCATGATCAAACACCAATGCTACGGCACCTCTACCGAGTTGGTGACCTTTTGCAGCACGAGCAGCTTCGTGCCAACCATGTGTCTTCCCGGGAACGATAGCATCGTTTTCCATGAATGTAAAGAGGTTGAGGTAACTTTTCTCTGGTAGTGTACACTCAGTCAGGTACTGCTTGAGGTTCTTGACGCAGATGAAGTCATCTTGGAAGATGGCGTAGAACTGGGACCATGGGTTTCTGGAGTAGAGTTCAAGGAGTGTCATGTGCCAATGAGCGAAGGTTCGGATGTTCCTTCCACGGCAGATCACCTCGTGAGGCTCCAGCACGTCCATCAAGCGACTATCGCAGGGTCCATCGACTGAGATGATGGGTTTGTCGAAGCCAGCGTCAGCGAGGCTCTCCAGCGTTCTGGGAAGCAGATCATCTACGCGAGTCGGTACGGTAGTGACTGCGTACTCCCAAGTACCACGGATGTAAGGCAGGTCTTCTGCTGGTCGTTCCAGTCCACCGTTCCACTTCATAACTTCTGAGCGAAGAAGTTCAGCGTGACCCTGAGTATCAAGTACACGGCGATGGCTGGTGAACGACGGTAGAGGAGTCACGAATCTGACTCCCGGTACGATGGGTGTAATGTAGTCTCGAAACGCAGCTACCTGCGAGTCGTGGATACAACCGCACAGTGTTTCCTTGGGCAGAACGATATGAGGCATTGGGGGGATTCCGCAGGCTTCGATGATCCACTCACGGATGCGAGCAGCAACCATTCCGGGGAGGTACTTAGCAGCAGCACGCTGGTACCACTTCTGTGCATTCTTTGCTGAGCGTGCGACAATACGTTCTGACAATGGGATGGCATCCTGCAGAACTTCCATTGCCGACATCGTGTTCAGTCTGTCGATCTCAGCTTTGCATTCAGAGCAGGGTACGGCGTTGCCGGTCTCACGAACAATGATTGCGTGGAGCTTGGTGCCGATATCGGAAATCAATACACTTTTTCTTCGCTGTGATGCTGGTACCGAACTCAATGCTGCTAAGTATCTTTTAGCATTGGGTCCGTTCGCATCAATCTCTTTCTGCCAAGCTGTCGGGATAATCATGGGGATGAATACCTATGTGTTCCAAGTATGAGGACTCTTGCTCTTTGAGTGCGTAAATGTCGCTATGGACGAGCATGTGCAGCACAAACGCCAATGCCATGCTGAGTAACGATGTTGCAACTATCAGTATGATTTCTTTCATAAAGTTTCGTACACAGTAAAGGCGAAGCATAATGTTGGATGCACAATTGGTGGAGTCGGCGGCATGATGCTGGCAATACACGCCATTCCGGGATTGTAGCACGACTCTCCAGTCAACAGTATCGGGTTGCAACTAACTTTTGTCAACAGTACGTTGACACTAGGAGGAACTACGGCTAAAGGACCGCCACCAGTACAGTCTCCTGCCCACTCCAGCAACCAACCACCTGATGTACCGCACTGTATGTTTACGTTAGAGCAAAAAGTCCAAGTACAGTTTAACCCAGCGTCATAGTAACAGCAAAAAGTGCAGGTACCTGTTAGAGTGCCAAGCCCCCAACGGCCATTCTCGATTAACGTCACTGTGCCTGTCATAGACCAGCAACCGTAAGGTGAATCGGAAGCTGCTTCGACTGTCAGAGTTGACGGAAGTGGATTCTCTCCGGGTGCTCCTGTGCAATCCCCCGGATGTAGTTCACTGATGTAAGGGTTGCATCGTTCCGTACAGCATGTAGTGCCGCAACCGCAGCCGCATTCCAGTAAGGCTTGCTGTAAGTTGGAGGGCATGTTAGGTTCCTGTTCCTGTTCCGGGGCAATCAATCTGTATGCCCTGACAGAACACGCCTTCAACGATGTAGTTATCGCATCGAGTGAGTGTAACGACTCCGTCACAGCATTCGTAGAACTTGTCAGGTATTGCAACAAGACTGTAGTTGCCTGTCAAGACCATCCACAGAACTTCTCCAATACCCCCTGTACCTGTGCCCGTGCCTGTTCCAGTAACTGGCAACCTGTCACCTAGGTCAGAGATGATGACATGAGCATTGGCGGGTAGAGTCAATAGTCTTGGATCGTAACAGTAAATCAGATCGCCTGTACCTGTTGGTGCGTATCTGTTTGGCGAGACCAGTAAACCACAGTCAACTGGGCCAACGTTTCCTGCTGAACCTGTTCCCGGTTCGTTTTCACCAACGATCAGGTCGCACATGTTGCAACCGAAAGTACCACCAGTTCCTGTTCCTGTTCCCGTACCAGTTTCTGAAGGAAGAGAGAACTCAGGTGTAGCAGCCATCAATGCTGTGTAGTATCCGCCACCTAAACACTCGATGATCATTGCGTGTCGCTGAGATGAGGAAGAACCTACAGCATTAACTGGTGACCACTCAGCACCATTGCGAACGATCAACAATAGGTCGCCTTCGGACGCTGAGAAGGTTGTGTAGCGATTGGTTACGTCAATCAAACCTTGAGCAGAAGTAGATGACTCCATATCAAGACTGGTAGCACTGGTCGGTTGAACGTAACGAATAATACGACCAACTGCTGTAGTGTAACCCGTGAGAGGATTACTTGCCGCCGCAAGGTCTTCTGTGAGGAGAACATAGTACAGCAGGTTGTGGATCGTCTTGTCACGAGTGTTATCCATCACTGTCTGTGATTGGCGGGCACCAAGCACACGGCGATGGATCTCTCGTGCGTCGTCGTAGTTGTAGGCTCCTAATAGACCTGTCATGGTATTGCCAAGCTATGGGTGTTAACGAAACCGCTCAAGTCTGCTTCGATAGGGTACAGTGGGTCGATGATGTAGAAGTCTGTGTCGGGGTCTGCAGTGTCCATAGTTGCGTACGGATAGGCAGAACCGTCATCTCTTAACGGCCATGGTGACTGAGCAAAGTCACCTTTGTCGTTGATCGGGATAGGGGCGTATGCCATGTTAGCTACGCCTCCGTTGATCAGTTCCTGAGTGTGCATGGATACACGACGATTGGATTCGCGGAAGTGTCCTTCTGGAGACACTTCAGCCGTACGTTCGTCGATTACGAAGGTTGCACTCAGAGCGATGTAATGGTATGTTCCGTCTGCACTTGCTTGACCGTCTGGTGTACCAAACCCAACTGTCTCGTACTGGTCTGAACAAGTAATTGATTCCAACAGTACGTGCTTTGCTGGTGCGTCGTAGAAATCGTCTATTTGAGCATCGTTGATCTTCCCGATGTATGGAGCGATGTCAGTGCTGAAGTTGAATCCAGTTGCCTGTACGTTCCATGTGAACTGATGAACTTGGAGATTGATCGGGATATCAATCCCTTCTGTCAGTGGCAGGAAGTTCGAGTGGCGGAGCATGACCCCTGTAGAACTTCTGAACCTAGTAGCCTGTACGGAGCGTGTAGACGAGTTCCAGATAACGGGTCTTTCCCATGGGCGGACAATAATCAGCTTAGGCGTTGCTCCCGTTCCGCCTACATCCTCAACTCTGGTAGGTACTGTACTAAAGCCATTGGAGACATTCAAGAAGTTTGCTGTCTCGTACGTTATGTCAACAATCCAGTATGGTCTTCCAGACTGGTGTATCCTGACACCGTTTACTTGCTTAAGGATCAGGTCACTACGTGATGGATGGTACGACAGACCCAGCGTGAATGTAGGTTCTGGAGTAACACCAAAGTCGTAGGCAGGCAGACCCATTTGAACGTCGATGACATCCTCCATTGGAGAATCCATCTCGATCAAACATTGCTCTCGGCATGTGTGAACTCCCCATGAGCCGGAGAGGTCTTCGGCTTCGTGGAGGAATCCTATAATTTGTTTTAGACCCATGGGTTACCTCTACTGTACAATACGTATTCCGGTTATGTCTTCTAGCTGGTTATTGACTTCCTCTAACCTGCGATCTATGGAAGTAAGCTGAGGATCTGCTTGTCTGTTCGTAGCTTCGAGTACCTGTCTGAATGCGTCAGCTTGAGCTTGGTACGTGTTCTGTTCCAGACCACCAACGGGAGTAACACGTTGTTTCTCCTCCAGTATCTCTTTCTTCTGGCGATCAAGATTACGCCACATCAGTTCAAGGAACTCAGCAGACTGTCTAGCTTGTTCTGCTGACATGTCGTTCGGGTCCAAACCTTGCATTGGGTTTGGATTATCGACACCAAGGAATTGGGCTAGTTGGTTCTGCAGGTCTGCTGCTTCTTTCTGAGCGTCAGTAGCTTGTAGCTGGAATCGAATCTCGTCCTGTGCCAGTTGTAGCATCAAACGCCTGTGTCGTTCCTCTACAGCAAACAACTCTTGAGCTTTCAGCTTAGCTTTCAGTATGTTTTCTGCGTTCAGCAGCAATTCACGTTCGGCAGCAGTCAACTCTAGCGTACTGTCTGCAAGTGCTTTCTGTACTGCAGCTAGTGCATCGAGGTCGTCCCCTGCACCTTCGAAGAAAGTTCCAAGAACGCCGCTGTTAAATAGTTTTTGTAGTGCGTCAAAGGAAGCAAGGTCGTCAACCCATTCAGTCCAGTTTCTTAGAGCACCATCGCTAGCAAGGGTATTGATGTCTCGCATTGCGGCAATCATTCCAGTGAAGTCGCCCGTTGCCGCTGCTGCTGATGCTTCTTCGATCAGAAAGGACATTGCTTCTGCAGCAGCTATTTCTTCTTCGGACCCGAAGGCTATGGTCTTGGCGATCTGATCTTTCAACTCTTTGAGAGCGTTTGCTCCTCCCATAGTGTGCTCAAATATTTCACGATTCTGTCTTGCCACTTTATTCTGAACGTCTATCAGAGCCTTCTCCATTTCAACTCGTTCGGCCAGTAACTCTGCAGCCTTAGTATCGGCAGCTTCAGAGGTTGAGGTGCGGCCTATAGATGCGGCTTCTCTTCGACCTTGACGGTTAATAGTGCTCAGTCTCTCAAACTTGAGCCACTGTTCATTAAGGTCGGAGAGAGCTTGCTCTAACTCTCGCGTATCGGCTTTGGCCCTATTAAGCCAAAGTATGTACGATCCAAGACCCACAACTGCGGCTGGAATTGCAACCAGCCAGCCTACCATTCCAGCTAGTGCTGCAGCGGTACCACCTGCTGCTGTTCCAGCTTGGACCAGTCCTCGTACAACCATTGTAAGGTTGTTTGACGCACCGAGTAACGCACTGCGTATATCACCAAAGGCTATACCTTGAATGAAGTCTTCTGCAGCAAATGATGCTTGTGTTAAAACACCTGTCATGATACGAGCAGTGTCAGCACCCTGCTGCATGGCAGCATTGCCTGCTCGTTGAGCTTGTTGTTGCCGTATTGTCGCAAGAGTCAAGGCAGTTTTGGCTCTGGTGAAGTCATGAGTTGATAGTGCTACTCTGCCGGTGGTAGTAATAACTGTGGTGTTCAGCCGATTCAGGTTAGCAAGCTGCTGAGCATACCTTTCATTCAGTGTCAGATTCTGCTGCATGATACGGTTGGCTTCAGCTTGTGCATTAGCCTGTTCGCGTAACTGATTGGTACGAAATGCCTCTACATGCGACTGCGGTTGCGGTGCAAATCTATCTGCTTCGTCTTCCAGAGCATATCTGGCAGTAATAGCTTCGCGAAGCTGACGCAATTCTCTTTCACGGTCTTCTTCCGCATCTGCCATTGCACGTTCGCGTGAACGATTGGCATTCACACGATTCATCTCAAGTTGACGTTGCTCCTGTGCGTCCGCTTCTGCCAGTGCCGTATACTTCTGGATGATATACTCACGAAGTTGAGTCAGTTCGGTCTCGTGTGCTGCATCGGCTTGACTTGTAGCAAGTCGCTGCAGCTCTGCAGTATTGGCTGCATTGTTTTGAGTAAGTTGAGCTTCTTCATCCAGTAGAGCATATCTGGCAGTAATAGCAGCACGCAGGTCATTGTTTGCCTGTGCTCGGGCAGCAGTCTCCATCTCAAGAACAGCTTGGAAACGCTGAGCGTTCGTAGTGTTCATTGCGATCTGGTTTTGAATACGCTGCTGCTCTTGGTCCATCAAAGCAAAACGTGCTCGAATAGCTTGTTCAAGGTTCAACAGTTCCTGACCACGAGCTTCAGTCTCTGTAGGCAGTGGACGTGCAGTGATGATCTGCTGCATGTTGTGCATGTACAGTGCAGCTTGACGCTCTGCAGCGATGCGAGACTTGGTAGCTTCTTCCTTGGCTGCTTCTGCAGCAGTATAGGCGGCTACTTCCTGCTCCATCTCCTTGCGGTACCAAGCGTTGAAATCCTCCTGAGCTTTCTTCTCACGAGCGATTCGTTCTTCGGTGTCCTTAGTGAATTGAGCGTTCAATGCTGCGTCGAGCACAGGACCGAAGTTACGGTTCAGTCCTTTGTCGACGGCATAGGCAAACCGATCAATTTCTTTTTGGAATCCACGAGCTTCTTCAGCAGCAGTACGGAAACCAGCGGACACACCTTCAGCATGAACGGATAGCTTGATTGCGATATCATTGATGCTCTCCGTCATTTCTTCATTCCCTTAACTGCTGAGAGGATAGCAAAAAACCCGCTCCTGATGGCAGCAACGGGTTTGGTGACTAGCCTGCTAAGACGGTAGGTGTAATCCTTTTGCACAGTCCATGACTTAATCATCCATGGAACCGCTGACGACTTAGGGTTGGCAACCTTCATTTGGTGTGCTATGGACATCGCCTGAAGGTCGTCAGTCATTCCCCATCTGTACTCTCGCCAAAAGTTCAGATGCTCACAAAATTCTGAGTAAGGAATAGACTCGATCTCTGACTTGGACTTACCCCAACGACTGCATAGGAACAGTACGAACCATCGTGGATCGTCGGGAGTAATTAGTTTTTTGCGGAGTCCGCCTGAGTCCATACTTTGTCACGCAGGATTGCGTTGATCTCTGTCATCTGTTCCGTGCTGATTGCGTCGAGGAAGTAATCCACGACACGGGCCAAGTACGGGGCATCCAGATCGTCGAGTGTCTGACGAACTGAGACACCTTCCTGAACAGTGATAGGCCACTTCTCAGCATTCTCCTGAGCCAGATGATTGATCAACTGTGGGAGGAATGGCTTGCCGTCTTCGTACAGGCAGATCAGGACACGAAGACCAGAGAAGTAATGAGGCTGAACTTCAGTCTCAGTTGCTCCCGGGAACTCACGGAGCTTGGCAATGAATGCCGTAGCGAGTCCTGCTGACGGCTCAACAATTTCTGAGGAAGCAGAAGAAGGGAGTGGGGCACGCTTGAGAGGTTTGAGCAACATACGGGTTTCCTAAAAGAAAGGGGTGAAGGGAGGTGTTGTACCATCAGTCTTAGACTGGAGCAGTTACGTCAATGTTGGAGATACGGAAGACAAGTTCTGCCAGTGAGCGTGAACCCTGATCATCGGAGAGCACAGTACCCATTGGAGTGAACTTGTTGCAGTATCCGGTCAAGACCAGAATCGGACCAGTGGTTTCGGCTCCTTCAGCAGGGAATTCAACGAGCAGGTCACCTGAGCGACCGTCGAAGAATGCTGCGTATTCGCGACCACCATAGGTATCATCTGGATCCCAGTCAACAGTGAAAGTAACAGTTCCGAGATCGACCATCTTACCGGCTTTGAAGGTGCGGATCAAGTTTCCCCAACCGTCCAGTGAGGTATTTGAGCAAGTTGTTTCAACGTCACCACGAGTGAAGCCGGACCATGTAGGACCGTCAGTGACACAGGCGTAAACGTCACTGGCTGTGTCAACAGCATCTGGTGCTGCTCCACTGCCAGTTGGTACTGTGGTTTGCTCGAACCACTTGATCTTGATTCGTGATGTATCTCTATTAGCCATGAAAACCTCCTAACAGGTAGCCTTACCAGAAAAAGACAGGACGATCATCGTCAGATCAGGATTCGACTGTCCTGTTTTCAACACATACGTTTCATCCTGAGAATCGAATCTCAGGTAGTTGATGTACACGCTGGTTCCGGTTACCGAATAGGAGGTGAGTTGTGTTCGACGACCAGCAACGATAGGTTGCAGGACGGCAAGCACGGAGGTAACAAGAGCCTTACGTTGAGTATTAGAATGGGCTACACAGGCTACGTCAAGTGTAAAGCTACACTTCTCTGAGTCATTAGCCTCTGCAAGACCTTCTGAGGAATGGAATGGTGTGATCTCGGAGATGTCGTAGAACACGTAACCGTCTGGTGCAGTCTTCAGATCGTGTGAGGGCAGGAACGAAGACTTGCTGCACGGAATTGTAGTTCCGACAGCACCGCTGATCAATGACTGTAATCCGACATCTAAAGTGTATGGACTCATTTGCCGAATGCCTTACGGAAGTGTTCCAGTACTTTGGTGCGGAAGATTTCCTTAGCCTTAGCTTCTGTCTCTTGCTTGGTCTTGGCGAAGAACTGATGCCCGGGGAATACGGACTTCTTACTTGCGTGAGTGAAGCCAGCTTCCCACAAGTGCAGGTAGCGAGCAGGCCAACGCTTCTTCAGACCACCAACACTCTTAGGACCGAACACTTTCTTACGAAGTCTACTGCGAACGTCACCACGAGGGTAACGCTTGCTGTAGATTACTGATCCATCATCAGCAGTACGTTTCTGACGAATACCAAATGAGACCTGTCGCTGGATCGCTTTGGAGTATTCTGGAGACTTCTCCAGCGTAGTCGCTTCGATGTACTTGTTGTTGACTCCAATGATACCGTAGAACCGATCAGGGTTGTTGCGAGCGTTCTTGTACTTGGCGACAAGAGCACGGTAGGTGGCACCAGAGGATTGCTTAGACTGACGGGGGAGAGCCATCAGCTTGGACTTCAGCACTGTTCGAGAGGGGGCTAGTGCTGCTCTCAATGCCTGACGTACGATGTGCCTACGAAGCGTGCCAACGAACTTGGGGAAGCCGTTGAGTACCTCAGCAGGCATGTCGAACTTGATTGAGAAGAACGGTTTAGCCATTAGTACATCGTGGGGATAAGCTGGATGGTGATTGGCTGTGAGACGTTGTCGATGATTGTAATGTTGACTTTCTTCCTGTCACCCCATGGGTCAGTCGCTGGCCCTTGAACCGCGAATACTTTCTGACGAGAAGGAATGACACAGAACATACCTGCAGTTATCTCTTCAGCAGGCTTACACCATTGGCCGATGAGCATGAAGGACTGCTCAGAAGCCACACGACCGGCGTCCGTAATCTCTGTTGGCTTGCGAGGAGCTTCCAGAGAGAACGGACCTTTGTAATGAAGAGTGAATTCCTGTGTGAGTTCACCCGATGTGTTGACGACTGTGGAGGGTGTCCAGAACTCGCAGATGGTTCGTAGGTTGGGGCGTGAACGGCGATTGTACTTGTTCATCCACGACTCACTTTCGACCAGTCTTCCGTAATGTAACGGATTGCACGATGGTCGTTCAGAAGGTTGAGATCGCGAAGCTGACAATAGCCTTGAGGAAGTTCTGAGACAGAACCATCAGAGATCGCATCACGGTACTCAAACAAGTGGTAAGCGAGGATCTTGATAGCTCGGATGGTTGACTTAGGTACGGCGTCGTATGATGCGTAGCCGGTGGTGTAAGTGATGGTGATTGGGTAGGGTTGCTCATCGTTGATCTCTTCGAAGACTTCTTCCCAGTTCTCAGCCCATAGCTTGGATGGTTCTGAAGTGTAGAGAGTGTAGTCGGAGGATGATACGGTTCCGGTGGTCAGATCGTCTTTAATGTACGTGAAGGTTGTGATCTCAGTAACACGTCCGAATGGCAGGAAGAACAGACCATCAGGATTGCAAAAGGCATCGTACGGGAGAGTCAGTGTAACAGGTTTGCGGAGAATGAATCTCCACTGTTCCTTCTCACAGATCGAGATGCACTCGTGGAGTAAGTCTTCCAGATCGACTGGCAATAGTTCCGTAGGTGTTTCTGGATCGAAACCAATGTTACGCTTGGTGGCATCCAGCAGTGTGGTGCCCACAATCGTACTGAGTGCAGCTTCACTGGCAAGATCAACGTACATCGGCATGAATGATCTCCAAAAGACAAACCGCAGTACAGCCACCCCCTGAACTGTACTGCGGCTGTTTACCCTCTTGCGAAGGTTGTACTAAGCTGTGACGCCTGTTCCGGTTGGAGTCAGGTCGCTGTACTGGTGCAGGGTTGTAACCTGAACAGCAGCATCCAGCGTGTTGGCGTTGGTACCAGTCAATCGGAATACGACTG